CTTGACATACATACCATTGACACGTTGCGCGGCACATGCCGCCGACAACACAAGCATAGTAGGATACATTGCTTCAACCTTTTTAACTTTAGGCATTTTCTTCTTCTGCTTCTTTAGCAAAAGCCTCTGTCAACAAGATAAACTCACCACCGTGATCGGATACAAACCAAGTAGCAACACCATCAACATTGCGAAGGATGTAATCATATTCCTCGGCTTGACCATTGGCTCGGTAGTCTGCAAAATCTTTGAAGTACCGTGCATAGACATTGTGTTCGCTACGGTCACGACCATAAAACTTGCACATGTTGCCATATTGATCCTTGTATGCTTGATACGCAGGAGTATCGAACATTCCGGGATTGTCAAAGGGATGCTTGGTACCGATAGTAGGAGCCAGACTGGACAAATCACCGAGATCAATCAAGACACGCAAAATAAAGGGATTAGAATAATTCTCAAACAAGATTTTACCGTTGTGTGACAAGTAACCATCCCAGTGACAATATACTTGACCAATAGTACCATCAGCGAATTCTAAAGCGATTGTAGAACGAGTAGCCATTTTGTAAGTCCTTTTCTTTACTGTCTAAGATTCTATTATATGCCCAAACCGATTAAATGTCAAGCCTTATCAGCCACGAATTTCAAGACTGTTGTTTTCTAGCAACACCATGAATTTGCCACAATTTTTCTTCACCTTCATAATCGTGGGCATAAACAAAAAGTTTTTGGCCGTATGCCTCGATAGTACCCCAACAATCATAAACATTATGCGGGTCTGGTTCTACAGTAACGCTCCGCATAATTTCACAAAAACCATTTCGCCATGTGGGCAATTTGCTTTTGAAATATTTGTAATTGTCAGTTTGAATGATAAAGATTTTTGATTTCATTTTGGACCTTTTCTTTACTGTCTAGATTCTATTATATGCCCAAATGTTCCCAAAGTCAAGCCTTTTTATCCATTATTTTCCGGATATTTTGTTGTTTAAAAACAACAACTTACAGAGCCTAGGAAACGCCCCTTGCGGGGCGTATTTTGTTATGCGGCTTGTCGGATGCCAAATTCAGGATCAAATCCTGCCGGCACATCTTTGGGGAGACAAAGCCTACCACCTTCATAACCACGTTTACTAATGTAGTCAAAAACGTAAGTACGACCTAACAACGGGGCTACGGTTCGCATTTGTTTAGTAGTCAGTCCACCAAAGCCTTCCGGTGACTCGTTGAGATTTTCCTTAGTGACTACCCAATCTTTGCTATTGTTGGTTCGCCACATGGGAGAATCATCACGCAAACAGCGATTTACAATCATGGCAATACCGTAAGTATCTTCCCATGATTTTACTAAATCCTGATTGCGGCAAAGTTGAATAGCCTGCTCAATGATGTTACTTGGAATTCGTTTCATTTGTAAGTCCTTTAATTAACTGTCTAAGATTCTATTATATATCCAACTTAACCCAATGTCAAGCCTCTAAATGTTGTTTAAAAACAACAACTTACACTTCCTTTGGATTCACAGTAAATTCCAGTCTGGCCATCTTGCCCACATAGAGTTTCCGTTTATCATTATAGTCCATTTCCAGTACCTGATTGGTCGGGAAACGTACCCAAATCTTGTTGGGTTCTACGTCAACGATGGGGCAATTCAAACCCTTGCCACCCTCGCTACGTACTGTGATGTTTTCGCCCTTACGCATTTATTACCTCTTGTCGCAATACTCAAAAAGGATCCACTTAGCACGATTGAGACATTGACGGGCGTCCTCGGCTCGCATGTAATCAACCTCACCATATTCGGTGTTGATCATTTCTTGGGCGTCAGACATGAGACTAGCGGCCATCATTGCAGGACCTGAAAAACGAAAAGTAATACTTTGTTCTACAGCCTCACGCATTTGGGCTTCTGTGCAACCATACATACGAATGTCACGTTTTTGGCTTTCGTTCATGGTAATCATCTCACCCAATGTATCGTATCGTAAACTCATTTTGTTTCTCCGTTTTCTTAGTGTCAATACATGTATTGTACGCCCAATCAGCCCAAATGTCAATCCTTTTTTGTTGTTTTTTTGCTACAAAAAACCTATATAAATCAACGACTTACGAGAGCGGGATTTTACTGTATGGCCTTCGTTCCCCTGTAGAACTTTATTGCTCCTGCGTAAGACGCATCATTGTAATAATTACCGGGGAATGCAATAATGTCGATGATTCCGTCATTGTCAAAATCAGCCATGTGTGAAAAGTACAGACGCACTTTGTCATGCAAGACCATATTATTCACTTCTAACTTTTTGAAGGTTCCATCTTTTTGATTGATATAGATACGTTGGTGACGTAGATTTTTATCATTACCCAAACTCAAAACAATATCATCATAACCATCTTTGTTGGCATCTAAACATTGAATTTTACCCGGAGAAAAATCATTCTCACCGATGATGTTCAACTTAGTCATAGTTAACTTCTTATCCCTGACATCGAAAGATACAGGCATGATAATGACTTTAGTGTTTTGTTCTTTAATCACTTCACCGGGAACATAAGTTGGAATGATACCTAGAGAATATGTACCCACTGCTACAGGCTTTTGATTTTTATCTAACTTACACTCAGTCAGACTATCTAATTGTGATCCGCCACCTGTACCCACAACATGATGCCCTTCAATTTTCAGTACTGTAACTTTTCTCTTATCACCTGACCATACCTGGAAAGTTTCTTCGCCTATTTCTGTCACAGAAGGACCGACCATATTAGTCTTATACCAGATGCTATTTTCTTTGTAGTATCCTTCAGCGCCCATCTGCTTAGACCATGTATGCTGAATCAAAAGATCACTAGCGTTACCTTCCCTAGATAAAAACACAAAAGAGTTAGGGCTGATATCTGGAAAATACTGATCATAGATAGTTTGCATTTCCCTGCCGTTCCAGATATATCTGTTATTTTGCACTTGATCATTAGGATAGCCTGCACCTGTGACAAACGTATTACCCGAACTATCAATGCCTGATCCTATACTATGATACCATTTGTTAGGAGCAAAGTTTACGATTTTGTACTTGCCGTTAGGTTGACTTACCCATCCAACTAATGGACTAGTCATCTCTGAACCTAGATCAGGCCTACGACCATCTTCTTGATTTGCGCTAAAGAAGAAATCTTTCTTCCCGTCGTTATTGATATCAATCACGGCTGGATTGGAATCAGTTATGCAAGCCTTAAAATCACGGTTTGCTTCTAGATATGTGTCTGACACATCGATAAATTTATTATCGCGATATGTGTAAATGACAGTAGTGCTCCTGCAAGGGTCAGATGCATAGGTACCTACATTGCCATGTGCAGGACCCTTATAGATAACCATGATAAATTCATTGCGACCATCATTATTTAAATCAGTAGCCAATACTGAGTTAACATTACCCAAATGATCTACATTGTTCGGGAAAAGTTTAGTTATATTTGAAAACCAGGAATGTTGTTTTGGATCAGAAAAGGCATTCGCTACTTCAGTGAAGTAAGGCTGATCTACTACTGCGGGAGCAATTGCTGGAATAGAATTCACAGCAACAGACGGGGTGTTACTGCCACCGCCTCCACCGCATGCAGTCAACACGAAAGCAGAGATGGCATAAGAAAACTTGCGCATAGTCAATACCTATAGTTACAACAGATATGACTATATTAACATATTAGTAGGTAAAGGTCAAGACCCTCTGCCCGTTTTTCGGGTAACACTAGGGCCACCGAATCCTTTACTAACCTTGCCCTGTTTCCCGTTATTTGGGTTAAATTGTCCCCTATTATTTGCTTGCATAGCCTTTTTACGCGCTAGCAATTCGGCCATTTGGTTTTTTTGTTTCTTTTCTTCAGTCATGTGAATATTGGTCCTTCTTTTTCAGGTCTTGCTAACCTGTTGTTTTTAAAACTAAAATTCTTACAGAAAATACTAGTACACCAGGCATTATAATTGTTCCATCCTGGACCCCAGAAATCTATACGTTTATAACCCTTGTCTGCTAGATATTCCTGTAGATGATTATACTGCCAACGATCACTATTATCTAAAATAATTAATGTATCGTCTCTAGCCCTCTCTACTGCTAATACACCGCTCAATGCCCTAGCCATACCGTCTAACACGATCACATCAAAATATCCTTGTGGATAATTATAGATAGTGCTGGCGTAACCTGCAAACTCATTGTTGATCAATCCATGTCTTACGTCATGATCTCTATCATCACTACGCACTTGGGGGAAAGTATCAATAAACTTGTTTACTAGTTCCATAGCATCATCATGAATTCTTGCATTTTGATCTATGGTATGGATAGTTGCAGTTGGTGTATTTTCTTTTACACGCTCTACCCAAGTCATGTCATGCTCTACGCTTACGGTCTCACCAACATAATTATTAAAAAATACTGTGCTGTATCCGCAACCATATTCGAACACTTTGCTTTCTTTAGATAAAACGTCTTTCAAGAATGCTATAGCCGGAAATGTCATCCATGGCGTTACCCCTTCTTCATCACAAGGAAAGTCGTTGAACCATCCGTTTGGTTGTAGATAAAGATATGCATGTGTGCTTAAATGTGAACTAAGATCATTTGCTAGGCTCAATCTCTGTGCGCCATCTTGTTCTACTAATGTTATAGGTTTTTTCATGTTTTTGCTGATTCAATATATTCTAGGAAACTTCCGTACAAAGTTATCATCATAGCAATTTTGCTATCATATATTCGTATATATGCTGATTTTGGTTGTTGGTTTTTTAAACCTATGTACCACGGACATTTCAACTTCTTGCCTAGGTTCAATGTGAATTTTTTTAAATCTTCTTTTTTGATACTCTTATATTTCTCATTAGAGAACACAGGAAAATCATAATACTCTATTTCTGCTAGAGAAAATGCCTCCATACCGTCTTCAGTCAATCTTAATCCGCTACCACTGCGTCCAGTAGCCCACCACTTAAACAGTAAATCGTTGATTGCGTTTTTAGGTTGAGATTGATCTATCTCTAAGATATCTATTAATGCCTGAGTCAAATCTCGTTTAGTCTTCATCAGGGTAAACTTGACGGCCCTGGTTCATGAATACAACAGTAAACTTATCCGTCTTGAATTGCGCATTCAATTTACGACAGAGATTTCTTGCATGACCTGGATTGCTGAAACTAGTCTTTTTGTACTTCGGTGCAGCCTCGTTTGCGAGGTAATGTTGACTCTTTAAGTTGATCGGTTGGTTTTCATAGAACACGGCCCATATACCACTCGCTTCCACGATCTGGTCGCATTTGTATGTTGTCTTATCTACATGTTCAAGTATTACCTTGGGTTGCGTTCTGCTCATTTAAAACTTCCACCTGTTATCTCAACTTTGATGACTTCATCTTTATTCTTGTCCTCAGAATTTAGTTGATGAAGATCGGCTAGCAATTTTGCGATCTCATCCTTCAAAACCCTGGCTTCTGACATGGGTAAAACAAAGTCTTTTGACTTCTTGCTCTCCATGAGAGAAACCCTATCAAAGAACCTCTTTATATGAATCATCTTAACTATTTAGTTGACTGACGGCCTCATCTTGAGTTTTAAAGGGCCCGTTATAAGGATAACGCTGGATAAAGATGTATTTAGGGCAAAAAACAGTTTCTTTATGACCATTTTGGTCGATATTGAACCATCCTGCTACATGATAGCATTTGCTTTTGGTATTTTTAGTGAATACATGTAACTTACGCTTGACATCGAAAATGTTGTTGTAAGTCCTAACAGGAGTAGGATATTCAGGATAGGGCATCTCGACCTTAGTCCTATCAGATTTCATGGGCTGAAAACTGATTTTAGTCTTTGACTGAATGTCCTTAGTATTATTAAATTGCAATGCACTACCATTCAGCACAACCTCATAACCGGCGCTGTTGGCTTGTACGTTCCCTACTTTTTTATCGCCATCAGTAACGACCCAATATTGGTCTTTGATGATGGGTTTCGCGATCAGTTCTGTCATAATTACCTCTTTAAAAGTTTGAATAGGTCATGCTTATTCTTTGGAGACCAGTATTTAGCCTCTTTTCCGCAATCCCCAGAATATCCTCGTTCCGAATAGCAATACTTATAATCCGCAGGCAATGTCTTACCGCCGGTCACTGGATTAAAGTCTACTACACTTTTCTTACCTGTTCTCTTGCACTTATACCATTGCTGTCCAGGAGTCAATAATTTGTTTGGGTAGTCATACCAGGAAACGAATGCATGTATGCAATCCTTGCATAGCATATCTTTGTTTAATGTGTCACTCATTTCTTATAGCCTCCCAAAATTCTTTGATGATAGGTTTGCGATTAATTCTGTCATGTCATCCTCTTTAAATGATTTCTTCCCAAGTAAAAATTTGTACTAATCTACTGTCATTCCCTGTACCGAAACTAGGTCCGGGGCCGTGAAACTTATTCGCAGGGTAAACGATCAAGCGATTATATGTGACATATGAAACCATATTTATGTCCCATTGATTAAGGTTTTGATCATCCTTGTGTTTTAATAAATTTATAACCTGTGTACTATCTATAGCACGATCCATACCAGTGTCTTTGTGCGTATAGAATATAGTTCCGGGCTGTACTATATCCTTATTAAGATATAACACCCCGGCGTAATAATTTTTTTGGATACTATCTACGTGACATACATTTTTAGATACTGTTCCTTCAGGGCTTAATCTGAATTTTCCACTATCCATGTTACGCATTTGACATAGATTTTTACCTAATATCCTAGACACTTTAGCATCTATCCACCTAGGGTTATGTGTATTGATGCTCATTTTTCCTGCCCATGGGGCGTTACCAAACTTATATCCTTCACTAAATCCATCCTGAGCATACTCATAGGATAAGGCTAATTCCCTGATACTATCAGGATCATCATAGAAATCATCAATTATGATTAATCCTAAATTCATTCCTGTAATGCCTTCCAAAACATTTCATTATCTTTAACGTTTGCGCCGGGTCTCAACCAACCTTTATTATTGATCATGCTAACTCACCCTTATAAGGACTGTTCAGCCACTTAGCATATGTCTCGGCTTGTTCACTAATCTTAGCCAGTTCATACTTACCGCAAAATTTCATGAAGTGAATGCCTACTTGCGATGTGGTTTGTGTGCGCACACCTGAAGCGATGCTAGCATCTACCTTATCCTTTATTTCGTCAGGTTGTGCGGTCAAGTCAATCAATAGTCGATTGCGCTCATAATCTTCACGCACACGATGTTCTACACCATCGGGGTCTACCCAACGTTGCAACATCATGTTATTCCAATTGAAACCTTGCTTGTTGCGATCTGCATAGGCTTCGATTAGACCAACCTTGTTCTTGCTACCCTTAGTGCGAACACCTGGGTATGCACTGAACACATTGTCACCGGCGTCACCGCGCATGATCTTCTCAAAGAGATGGAACTGTGGGTCACCTAGTAGTTTGGGTTCTTTAGTTTTCTTATCCTTGACAGGCTTGCCCTTGTCGTCAAAATAACCTTCTAGCGTGATCAATTGGTTAGCGACACCGTTATATTGCTTCACGTTCTCACTAATCAATTGAACATAGTCTGTGTCGCTACTGATGATATAATGTTCATCGTTGGGATGTAGATATACAAATCGTGCTATAAGGTCGTCTGCCTCAGCACGTTCATGTCTGAGTACGCTAACGTTAGTCTTCTCACGAAGGAACGTAGTGAACATATCATACGTTTCCCAAAACATCTTGTTTTCTTCTTGCTCTGCTTCTGTGAGTGATGCTTCAGCAACTTTACGATGTGCCTTGTAAGGTGCATATACATCCTTGCGCCACGATCTACCTTCAAGACAGAATACAACGTGGTCGATGCCATACTTACGCACAACTTGATTTACACTAGCAAGTGTCAAGTGTAGTGCCATGCCGATCTTTTCCCAAGTATCGCTGTTGCGACTTGCGATGTGACGGGCACGGAAGAACGTATTAGCAGTATCGATCAGAGCATATTTCACAAGTACACCTATTTAGTAGAATAATATACGTATATTATACTAGGTGTTTGCGAATATGTCAACTGACTTCAGTACGCCCGTTACCCAAATCGCGCTGATTGACAACACGCATGTCATTTCTACGCTTGTCCGGATCAGCTATCTCTTGTTCGTACATCTCAAGTGCGATGTTACGGCAGACTGTTTGGAACCAGCGATCCACGATCTCATTGTCAGTGTCAGTCTCGCTTTTCTTATATCCTGATTTAATCAGGTTAAGAAGGAACTTGTCGTTCCAATCCAATTCAAAAGCGCCATTGTTGATATTATTAGGGTCTATGTCTACCCTGTTGATAGCAATATAGGGCTCACCATCTTTAGTAGCCTGTTCTTTAGGGCTGAGTTTCTTTTCAGCCTTTTCTTTTTTTGGTTTAGGAGGATCCTCGCTCGGAAGATCAGACCTTGGTCCTTGTTCTTTTTTCGCCTCTAACCCAAAAACTTTTTTTATTTTGTCGAACATGCTTTACCTTTATTGATGGCCTCACGTATGGAATTAACCATGACACTTTCGAGGTCTACATCATACTTAGTCGTGTCTGTAACGTACCCAGATATTTCTGTGATATCACTAGACTTTAACTTAAGGTCAAATCCATCACCGGTCTTGACTAAGTTCTTTACTACAGTGTCACGGTTAACAATGAACGAACCATCGTTACGCAATACTAAAGTAATGTCACATATCAAACTAGGATCCAACGTGTCTTTGTTGTTAGTACCATTAC